CCACCACCACCGCCGCTGCTACCAAAGTCCATACCTGCTAAAGCGCTTATACCTTGTGTTATCATTTGGTTAGAAGATGCATTTGCCGCTTGTTGATTTGCGAGCGCTTGCTGCGCACTAGCATTAGCACCACCTAAAGCACCCATTTGCACTCCAAGTAGCGTTGCTTGTCTACTCATTTCAGCTTGTTGTAATTGATCTGCGCCACCTAATATCATTTGTTGCGTCTGCATATCACCACCAGCTATTAAATTTTCTCTAGCTATTTGTTGATTTCTAGCCGCTTGAGCACCCGCTAATATAGCCTGTTGTTGTTGATCAGCACCAGCCATTTGCATTCTTTGTTGGTCTGAAAGGCCTCTAAAGTTTAAGTTTTGCAAAGCTTGAGCACCAGCCAATTGCTGTCTTTGTTGCTCCATGCCACCTGTAAGCTGCGCTTGTTGTAACGCTGCGGCTCCTTGCATTTGTAACTGTTGTTGTTGGGCGGCTCCACCCATTACCATTTGTTGTTGTTGCATAGCGCCTTGACGTTCTGCCATTTGATTAGCCATATCAGCACCAGCTTGTTGACCTTGTAATTGTGCTGCGCCAGCTCTTTCTTGTTGCTGTAAAGACATAGCGCCACTAGCCGCTTGGGACTGTAATCTAGACGCCTCGCCTCTTTGCAACTGCTGTATTCTAGACGCTTCTTGCATCTGCATTTGTTGGTTTTGTCTTTCTTGCTGACCAATGCCAGCCGCTTGTTTTTGTGCTGCTAATTGACCTTGGTTAGCCATAGACTGCGCTAAACTAGCAATACCACTACTACCAGCCGCGCCTTTTAAGCTCTGTAATATATTTGCTCTTTGTTGTCTTCCTTGCTGCGCTTCAAATTCAGCGGCTCTAGTATCAACCGTAGCATCTTCAAATTGATTTTCCATAGCCTCGTAGTTATTATCTAACCCTTCGTAAGCGTTTTCCATACCAGCAAACTTATTTTCTAAACCAGCGTAAGCATTTGACATGCCTTCGAAAGTGTTTTTAGCTCCAGCATATACGTTTTTAGCATCAGCAGCATAATTAGTCATATCAGCAGAAACATCTCTTGCGTTTTCAGCTACATTTGTCATTCCACCCGCTACGTTCTGTGCGTTGGCGTAAACGTTTTGATAGTCGGCTGCTAAGTTGTCAAAATTAGTTTGAAGATTAGCGTAAGAGTTTTCAGCATCAGCATAAACGTTTTTAAGCGTCATATCTCTGTATTTTTGCTTTTGCTCTTCCAACAATTCTTGCTGTGCCTTTTGAAATTCAAGGCTATTTTTTGCTGATCTTGAAGCTGCTTTTCTATTTTTGCTAGCAGTGTACATAGTTGCTGCTGTTCCAATTACCATTGCTGTACCCGTTGCTATCGCCATATTATATTGTTTTTATTATTTCGTGAGAAGATCTTTTATCGACCTGCCAACCTAATTTTTCATGTGTATCCATTAATGATTTTGTTCTACCGATACTAAAAATATATGTAATACCTAGTTTTTTACAATCTTTTTCAACTCCATTAATTAACATTTCAATTGCTTCTTTTCTATCTTTTTCCCTATAATCAGGGTTTGAAACTATCCATTCTAACAAAGCTCCAGTAGAATTTGTTAAATACAAAAACCCAGAAACTATAGGTGTTCCGTTTTTTTCAACCATATATCCACTTTCGCCATTATCTGGAAGCATTTCTTTTGGTAAAACTGGCCATTTCCACCACTTCCACCAACTAGCAATAGTTTCGTAATCATTTTTAGTTAAATAACGAATTTTCATTGCTTAATTTTATAAAACATAACAAACACTTGTCTACCTTTTTTCCAAGATTTATTTGGGTATTTACTATGAAAATAATGCGCGGGATATGATATTGCTCTGTTTTCTTCATAACCTATGATGCTGTCAATAGTCCACATGTCTAAATTTTCAGCTTCTTTAACTATCATTCTATCAAACTCCTCATTAGTAGTTTGTTTTGGCAATGATTTACCATAAACTTTGTGACGCCATAAAGCCGTGCCGTGTAGCTCATTTATTTCTCTTGGAGACATGTACAATACTAAAGCTCTATCTGGTTGTTCGCCTTGTATGTTTAAATCACTGTGTATTCTCCAGTTGGTATCAACAACATCGTTTGATATTCTAAAAAATCCTAATATATTTTCTAGCTTATTACCTTCTATTTCTTCTAGTTTTCGTAATACATAGCTGTTAAAATCATTACTAGATTCTTGTACCCAAAAAGATTTTCCAGGAGTTTTATGCTCAACATATTCGTCATTGTTTAATTTTTCAGTTATTCCTTTGAATAAATCTTTTTCTAAAAAATCATCAATAAAATATATCATGACTCAAAAAGAGATAACCAGTTAGCCTTACCTTCTTTTTGTTTTTTAACTACGTTTTTGTAGGCTTTGTGATGGGTATATATTAAACTATACTTATCTTCTAGCACGTCATGATCTAACTTTTCACATCGTTTAATAACGCTATCATAGGTTGTCATGGCCCATATTATTCTACACCCTAACTCTACAGCTAATTCAGAGCAAGCCTCTATTAGCATTGTTATAATTTCAAATCTATCTCTACCTTTGTAGTTTGGGTCTGATACTAAAAAATCGATATAACCCATATCTGAGTTTGTTAGATAAACAAAGGCCGCGGCCATCATTCTACCGTCTTTTTCTATTGCAAGTCCCATTTGACCGTTTTCAGGTAAAAGCTCTTGACTTGGTACTAGCATGTGGTCATATGATTCCCACCATTTTACTAGAGTTTCTGCATCTTCAACCCAAACAGGTCGAATATTATATTTTTCTTTCATTTTATTTAATTTAAGTGTACTTATATAGTCACACTTTTTGCTATTTATTTACTACTAGCATTTATTTCTGAACCAACAGAAAATAACTCTATATAATTAGTGGAACTATTTTCAAAAGTAATATCAGCATAATAACCTTTTAGGCTAGAGTTGTTTACTTCAATTCTTTTTGCAAAAGACAGAAACATACCGTTTAAGCCTAGCGGAAACATTGTGTCAATAACACCTTTATCTTTGTCTACTATTATATAACCCGGCTTAACATCTAGTATAACACCAATACTAACAGGTTCTGATGTAATTCCACCAATTAAAATATTAGAAGCATAAGCGGTGTCTCCGATTTGTAAAGAGCAATTTGTAGCATTATTAAATGTTATTTTTGTTTGCGCCATGTTGTTTTATTTAAGAAGCTGTACCAAGCTCTATTATTTTTTCTAAATCTAAGTATATAGTTGTATTTGTAGATGGATAACTATTTATATTTATAATGCCCGAAAGATTTACTTGCTCGTGACTTCCTAAAAATCTAAGAACAGTACCCTTTTTCAAAGTTTGCGTTAAAGTAACTACCATAGCTCCATTGTTACCACTTCCATCCGCGTCTGCGGTAACGGAAGTTACTGTATTTGTAGAAGAATTATCAACATCTTGACCTGAGTAGGTAACACCAGCTCCACCCGCAATACCTCTAGTCCTACCTAATCTAACGGTTGTTGATGGTGTACCATCTCCATCTGAATCATCCCTAAGCGTTGAAGTTAAAGCTGTAAACGTTTTTGTTAAAGAGTTAAAATCTAAAAGACAGCCAGTTGAAGCGTTTATATAACTTGTACCATAAGCTCTAAATGTCATTGTTAGGCCCTCGTCAAAACCAACATTACCATTAAAGGTAATAGTTTTTGAACCTGTATTGATTGACAATACTCTAATAACCCCAGCGTTACTTCCATCATTTAACTCTGGCGTTGTAGTATCTTTATAAAACTTTAACTCCATGCCAGCTACTATACCTGTTACATCAGCAACCTTAACAACAAGTGTATCTTGCCCATTTCCCTGTGGATTACTTAAAACATCTTTCTCTACATCAACATACCACATCGAATCATTAATTGTTAGGCCCGCGTCAATTATAAAACCATGACTTTTTGCATTTGTAGTAGTATTTACAACATCCCAATTAAAATTAACAACATTAGTTGATGTTACAGCGCCAGTAGAGGTAGATGTTGGCAAGGTAGCGTAATGACCGGCATTTGCAGCTAGCGTACCAGGTGTAAATGTTACAGTGGCATTGGCAGCAGCTTTTGTAATGTTTTTAGTTATAATATTTGAATTTGAATCTAATACCGTGGTACCGTTTACTGTTATAAGCTTTATAACATAATCACCACCACCAGAAGGAAAGTTAATTCGATTTGAATAGGTATTACCATTCATTACTACTTTCAGTGAATTAGAAGAATCGTTATAACCCGGCTCAAAACCTCTATCGTTAAAATCATAGTACAACGTGTGTGTTGAAGAGCTACTAGGATTTTGAAGTATTATTATTTGAAACTCCGCGCCTATACTACCTTGAACAATAAAATTTCTTATTGTTTGCGCAGCTGGCATATCGCTAGTATCTATATTTAAACTATTTATTTGCATGTTAATTTATTTAATAAGTTGTGCTAGTAGGCGCGGGAGAAACACTATCAGAAGACACTGATCCACTAGATCCAGAGCTAAAACTAAAAGCAGTTGCACTTGTGAAACTTATGCTTGTAGCATTATCAATAACACCAATACCCTGAACGTCAAATCTACTAGTGTCTAAGGCTTGTTGAGTATTATCTCCTTGTATGTAGTTAAACCATTTACCTTCTTTTTTAATAAACTCAACTATACTACCTGAATCTAAATCGGTTTTTATTTCTGTACATTTCCAACCAGATACATCTTTTCCACTAGACCAAGCTATAGCGTTGTTTATCGTGATATTACCTTCGGTTAAAGGTTTAGCAACGTAGGTTTGGCTACCTTCATAGTTAAGAGTGTTAAAAACCTTAACAGTAGAAGGGTCTTGATTAGAAACAAATTGTACTTTTGAACCATACTGATTGTCGTAAAAATTATTGTAATTATTAGCTTCTTCGGCTTTGTGTTTTATTTGAAATTCTCCTGATTCATATTCTGTAGCGCCATTTACTTTTGGCACATAGTGTTGCCATAAATTACCATCTTTAAATGTAAAATATTTTTTAGACAAACTAACACCACTTTCTGGTACGAAACTTTTAAAACTACTCCAACCGTTAACAGCTTCGTTAAAAGTAATGGTTTTGTCAGAAATTCCAGCGTCTACAAAAACTTTAACCATCGAGATGTTATCTATGAAACCCTTTATAACACTTCCATTGTCACCAGCTACGATTACAAAAGAGCTTGTTAAGTCAGAATCAAGGTTTAAACCAGTAGAACTATAATCAATACTGTTTATAGTGCCTTGACCAGGTGTAAAATCTTGTTGGCCTATAGTAACTATTTGTTCAAAATTAATAGGTTGGCCAGCTGTAGCACCACCTATATTTTCAATTCTAAAGCCAAAACCTTCGCTATTGTAATAGTATATGTTTATTTCGCCTTGTGTGATTTCGTGCGTAAAACTTATTTTGTATTGATCGTTTTTATTTACAGGTTTACTAATCTGTTGATTAATATTTATAAACTGTGTTTCACCAGTTTCATATATTGGGCAATCATCAAAAACAAAATAATTGTTTTCACTATCTAATGTAATATAATCATTTGTAACACTATCAAAATTACTTATGTTCCAAGCACCAATAGTACCACCTAGTAGAGTATTTTGCACTGGTATAAAAGAAATATTACTAATAGCAAATTCTTGAGCCGCGGTTACTCCAACGCCTACGTCGTGGAAAAGCTGTATTTTATTTCCCGCGTTTGAAGCAAACCAACCAATAGAAGCCAAGTTGTCTACTAATTCCGCCGTGCTATACACATTAGAGCTTTCTGTAACTGGCGTTCCAAGATTTTCCCTGTATACTTTCCAATTTGCAGTTGTTGGCGTTTGTTTTAAATCAAAAACTAAAAGATAATTTCCAGTGTCTGTAATATTGTTAAAAGCAAAACCTCTAAATATACTGCTTTCTTCAACGGCAATTACACCACCAACAGTACCTGAAAAATTATTTGTAATTGGATTAGGGCTTACTGTAAAACTAAATTTCCACTCTGTTTCATATATGTTTTCTGGAAAAGGAATAACTTGCTCCCATTTGTTATATAGCATTATTCCGTTTTGATCCGCTGGCACTTGCCAAGCCAAACTATTATTTTTATAGTAAAGAACATTGTTAGAAAGACTATGCACAGCGTTATATGTTGATTGTTGGTTTTCTTCCCAATCAGCAACCACGCCTGTAGTAGGTAAATCATCTAAATGCTTGCAATGTATTTTTGTAATTCTTATACCGTTTTCACAACCTACAACTCTAACAGCCAAACTATTAGCAAGATAGTTTGTTGGATTTAAAGCGAAAAAACTATTACTAGCAAATTTAAACAAACCTCTTAACACTGTTTTTCCATCTCCAGACCCAAGACCACTGCCACCATACTCAGTTCTCACTGTTTGGACCATTTGAAGATGTGAGTTAACGTTGTCGCCCGAGTATTTACCAACACCAAACTCAGAAATATCTTCCCCATCATCAAAGTCAGGGCCAGATGGCGCTACATTAAGGATTCTGACAGTACCATCTAAGCCACCGTTTCCAGAGTTAGGATTATAAGTGTCATCAAATTCAATATCAACTAAATACCATTGATCAATAACCCAAGGCTCTATAATCAAACCGTGATCAACAGCTGTTTGAGAGGTGTTTGCATCAGATACTATTTCTATATAGTCGTTTGCTATGCTTTCTAAATGAGAAGAGTATACCGCGCCATCGCTACCTCTATCATAAAGGCCAAGTGTTGAACCAGCACTACCAACTGTACCACTGTAAGAATCATTACTTGTATAATCGCCAGTGTCCCAAAGTGTAAGGTTGTTTTGAGCGTCTGTACTACCATCGTGAGAAAAAGTAAAACCTTGTGGCACAACATAATTGACAGTATTTCCAATAGAATCTAAACCTTGAGTAGGTACAGCGGCTCTATTATCTCCATAAGAAGTTTCAGCACCTACTACCGTAAAAGAAGTACCTACCGCATTTGCTGAAAGAGTCCAAGTTTGTGACGGTAAGCTAAAGCGATTGTGTTGAATTTCTCTCCAAGCTGGTATAGTTACAGCTGGAACAGGTGCCACACCAGTAACATCGATAGTTGTTGATGTTGTTGCCGGTATATTAGCTTGTACAACGCTAAAGCCTTTTTTAATTCTAACGTCTAAAATTTTAAATAAAGGTCTTTTTAATTTATTCCAGTTACTTCCAACGTCATCATACCAATTACCACTAGGTGATCCTGATGTTTTCCCGTAAAATCTAAGTTTTAAAGAGTCTACTACTTTTGTTATTGGATCTTCATCAAAGCCAAAACCTGGGCTTGGTCCGTTTTTTAAATAATCAGCGTAAGATTGACCATTAAGTTTGCCTAGTTTAATACTAAAACTAATTTTATACTCTCTTGTGTCCTGAGTGCCGTTTGAGTGAGCATACCCAACTGGGCCTAGAACGTGCCATCTATCATAGTTTGCATCATCAATCGTCCAGTTTTGCTGAGTGGAGGTTCCCGTGTTTGAAGAATCGTACTTAGTACTTGAAAATTCTACATTAGCGTAGTTTTGCCAACTGTATGCATCCACAAAGTTTATTGGCTGAGTGTATCCGTAGAAGGTCTCACCTTGATCACCATCAGCGCCACCAAAAGGTGTTGAGTGAAAACAATTGTAAGGTGTTACGTCACCACTATTGCTAGCCCTCGTAGTACCATCGTTGTCCCAGTCAGCTATTATATCTCCATTTACAAGTTGTGACGCTCTTGGTATAAACGCTCCTTCTGGATTTGCGCTGGCCATACCCACACCGTAATAAGCTCCAGTGTAAGCCCTATCAATTATTTCTCCACCACCAGCGGTTAAATGATCATTAGTACCAACAATATTAGTTCCATCGTATAGCTCTAGTTTAGGTCTTATGTAGTTTCTTCCAAAACGAGCTTTACCTTGGTTTGTGGTGCTAGTACTCCAACCATCTCCTTTTGGAGTAGCGTAAAGCAAGAGCTTTACTTGTACGTGTATTTCGTCACCAGCAAAGCAACTTCCATGTGTTATATTGTCTGTGTTTTCGTTTGCGCTATAACCCTGTGCTGTTTGTACTGCGGTACCAATGCTAGAGCTACTAAGATAGCTATCGTTAACACCTCCTCTCGCGGCATATGAATGGCCAAGTTGATGTACTCCGCCAAGACCTATATTAGTCCACTCAATATACCCACCAGTATTTATTCGATCCCACACTATTCCTGATTGGTTGTTTTTCCACTGCGCTTTTCTTGATACATTGCCGGTAAGAGTGGAGTTTGGATTATTTGGAATTGGGTAGTTAAAGTTAGCAACGTTGTTTGTGCTGCCAGGCTCATTTTTTGTTATATGCGCGCTGATATTAGCGTCTGGACCTCCACCTATTAAGAAACCACTATTGTCTAATGTAGGGTAGTAATTTAAATCATTTTTTGCTATTGATGGTGTAATAGATTCGTAGTTTCCATTGGTGGTACTTAATGGATCTTCAGCGTGAGATCCAAATATTGCCCCAGGAACACTACCACCGCTATCGTCTAAAGCATCAGTCATAAGTTGACCAGCACCACCTCCCCATTGAGAAGATGCAGAGGCTACACCCGTGGTTACATAAGTTTGTGTTACAGCAGGGATTAAAGATCCAAGCGGTATTTCAGCGTGATTAGTAATGTAAATACTTGTATCTAAATTAGGATTTATAAAATCATCCCAGTAAAACGGATTTGATGCAACCCCCGCTGTACCAAGCTCCAGTATGTCATGTATTTCATATGGATATTGAAAATTTGTACCAGTTGGAACTGAGTTTAAAACCCTGTTAGTAGTGTCTGCTATTTCTATTGGATCGCCACCAGCTTCTAAATAAGCATCCTGCAAGAGATTTTGGCTAAAGCTATTATTTGATAATGTTAGGTTATAATCTTCTTTATAACTATCATAAGTACCTATTAAAGAATTATACTCTCTTAGGTTGTCTCTAAACCAGTCGTGCATGCCAGTTTTTGAAATAGGAGTCAGCCCATCCTTAGAAAGTCTAAGTACAGCACCTCTTTGTTTGTCTGTAAAATAAGTTCTAAAAGATTCTCTAGCAAAAGATTCTGGATTTTTAGATATTCCATAATCACCTGAGAAAGGATTTGCGTCACCTAATACTTTGTCGCTAGCAACTAACTGTGGGTTAGCATCTGCGTTAAATATAGTGTCCTTATTGGAAACTATACTTATAACTTTGTCTTCGCAAAATGCTATTAAGCTTATTCTTCTTTGAAATAATTTCTGAATACTACCAAACGTGGGGTTTAAATCTTTAGTTGTCTTTTCAGCCATTATAAACTGATTAAGATCATTAACGCCAGAGTTAGAATTATATATACCAGAATATATTAAGCTATTTGCTCTATGTTCTTCTTTGTATATTTCTTGTGTTGTAGTGGATGCTTTTACACCATTAGCTATAAATATTTGGTTGTAATCATCTCTAATTCTATTAGATTCAATACCATTACCAAAAGAAAAACAATTATACCAGGAAAGACCAGCTATTAAGTTTTCACCAATATTTTCTTTAAAATCAAATTCGGTTATAACCTTAATCGCTTGTCCGGTAGCAGGTACGTCATAGTTGCTTATTGCCTCTGCAACAGTATAACTTCCATCTTTTCTAATAAACTTAAACGACATGTCAGAATAATCTATTGCTGTTTCAACTCCATTCTGAACGTCATATTTAGGGAAACCTGGCGATAAAGTTGCTGTAGAACCATTCCAAGATTCTAATATACACGATGTTGTAATAGTTGAGTTTAAAATTTCAACTCTACACCCTGTTGGTGCAAATAGTTCACTTGTTGTCTCGCTTAGTTTAACTGGTAGATTACCACTAGCCTCATAATATATATCTAGATCTACCTCTTGTTTTTTAGGATCAAGTTCCCATATAGCTGGAAACTTACTCAAGTCAGATAATAAAACATCTTTAACTGGATCTAAAAACTCAATATCACAAAAATTATTACCAACAACATCCGCAGACATTATATTAGCAGAGGCTTCTAGTGGATTGAAGCCAGATGCTGAAGCTACCGGATTTTTATCTAATTCAATTATATAGCATATTCTTCTGTTATTTGCTTTACCAAAATTATGAATAGCCGTTTTAAAATCATCCTCTTCTGTGCCGGAGCTAGAATAAGTGCCGCTATCATTAACCTTTTTTAGATATTCTAAAGCTGTTTGCTCTACGCTTTTGTATTCTAAAGCGTGACTTGACAAGTGTTTGTACGCGCCATCTACATATCTATTAAAAGGTTTTCTCCAAGAAGTGTGATTGTATAGTTTTTTTACAGATACTTTTTTAATAGTATAAACCTCAGTATCGGTTGTATCACCAACCTTGTTAAACCTAAACTGAGCACCTGGATGTAAGTTTCTTATAAAATCCCTTATTTTATTATCAGTATCGCCATTTTGATTGTATGTTGGATCCCATTGTTTTTCGTGTAACTCTCTGTGCTTTAAATCATAACCAACTCCAATTCCAGGTCCTGGTGCTAAAAATCTATAGTTATTATTTACATCGTGATTACCTTCCATCATTATATGACGGTGCTTCGTGCCACCACTACCAAATTTTGAATTTTTTGTTTCACCAGTAAAAACACCTCCGCCCCATATACCCTGCAAATTAGCAGCCCAAGAGTTTTGGCCAAACAATGTTGGGGATGTATCTTTAAATGTTCCGCTGTGTAAATTTCTTCCAGGTGCAAAAAACGATAAGTGCATAAAATGTCTACCAACCTCACCGTCGTTAGAATAAGTTTTAGTATCATTACCAACACCGTGACCACCTTTAGTGTTAATACCACTAAACCATCTTCTAGCACCGTTCGCGTGAATATCAGTTGTTGTAACTATGCCCTCTAATCCGTTTATGTGATTACCATCTACATCAGTAGGCGTATTTCTTGATACTTTTTGTAGTGGACCAACCCAACCATCAACTTTTTTATTTCTCCAATCATTTTGCGCTGGCACCAGTGGTGATGTAGATATAAAATCATCATTCCACCAAAGGGAATTGCTTTTTAATTTCTTTTTTAAACCAGATTGGTTTTTAAAATCAGTTATCCAAGTTTTCATTGGTGGATAGCTCCAACTTGATTCTTCTGCAGAGCCAGCTTGACCAGCTGTACAACCAGACCAAGTTATACAAGAATACTTAGCATAGTTACTAGCCTCACTTTGTCCAGCAGCCATGTACATAGAATCTATAAAAAATTGAGAACCTCCAAAAGCGGTATAAATACCACCCCAAGCTGCCTCGTAGTCCGTAACTTTTAAAGCCGAATTGTTAGCATCAACATCTCCCTCCGTGTTATTAGCACTATCATGTATACTATCTGAAGCATCCGTGGTGTGATCAGCAGTAAAACCATCGTAATTTGTAAGTCCATAATTAGTCACGTTGTTAATATTATAAGTAGCAGAACTACCTATATCATCTTGCCAGTAGTAACCAAATCTTTTTGATGTAACTTGAAATTGATCTAATGTATTAACAGGATTACCGCTTTGAACTAAATCTGTAATTTGGTTTTTAGATATTTTAACGAAGAATTTACCAGAGAAATTTTGATCATCTTTAAGTTCTTTTCTTTCTATTTGAACAATTAAATCTGCGTGTAATAATGACTGTGCCGTAGAAGAATCACCGTTAACGTGTGCTATATCAGCGTCTATTTTAGTTATTTTAGTCGCTAGTTTTAAATCATAATTAGCACCACCAAACTTACCGCTTGTTATTTTGTATTTTTTTGATGATACTCCTTTTCCACTCGCATCTAATCTTCTCCAAGAAATATATAAATTATTAGTTCTTATTGGACCGTCATTTATATCCGTGGCCTCTGTTTCTAAAGGCACGCCTCCAAAAAGCTTAATATTACCAGAGTTTTCAAAGCTTTTCCAACCAACGTGCGACAAAGATAAGGTATCAACTTCTTTATCCATTCTTTTTGCCTCTTTATCAAAAACCTCTATTGTTAACGCGTCAGTAGCATTGGCATCACTTGTTTGACCCACCTGACCATAATTGACTAATTGATACTTACAAGCTTCAGGTGCGTTATTTTGAATATCAATAATTTTAAATTTATTTTCAAAAGCAATTTGCTCTTCACCAGTACCAATTTTTTTCTTTAATATTATATAATCATCTTCTGAAATTTTGTTTCTATCAGCAGATGGAAATGAAATCCATATGTTACCTTTTTCACTATCTAAATCGTAAGTGCTTTTAGTAACCCAAGCTCTATCCATTATTAAGTTATAATATTGGTTTGAAGTTTCTTTTATAAAAAACTTTAATGAATCAACCCACTCTGGAAAATTATTAGCAACACTTGTGTTTAATTGAAGGCTTCTACTAGCGTTTCTAATGTTATCGCTTTGCCAAGGTATGTTAACAGCGCCATCTGTAGAAGTAAAAACAGGTGTTTCTCTACCAAACTTATCACTATAAACAACACCTACTTGGTAATTTCTTTGTGATTTAATAGATCTCAAGCCTTGTGATTCAAAATTGTTTATCTTAGCATTTCTATCGTTGTAGCTAATAGATATTTCCACATCCTCACCTAAATCATAGTTTTGTACGTAGTTACCGTAAACAACCCTATTGCCGGTAACTTCTTGGGCTAAAGCTTTTTTAGGAACATTATCCCAAGGTCTTAGTAGTTGGTTTTCAGGTAGTGCGGCATAAATGTTTTCTGTAGTTACAATATACTTACCACCCCCAGCGCTACCTATTGCCTTGAAAGTACCATTTGGATATGTGGCATTTATAGTACTTGGATTACCTAAACCTATATCCTCGCCTAATCCTTCGTGACTACTTTGCTCGTGCCAATCTTTATGAGATCTTTTTATTGTACTAATAGAGTATATAACAGGTGATTCCTCCTGTTTGTATAATATTTCTATTTCATCAACGTTTTCTGGCGTATGCACTGTAACAAACTCTGTTAACTCAATAGAGTGAATAGAGTTTACCATAGCTTTGTTGTGCGCATCTTCTACATCATAAGCATTATCTTTGTTGTAAAAAATGTTTGTAACATTGGAAACACTAGCGTCTTTTGGGTATTTAGCATTAAAGACTGGGTGTGTAAAAGGTGAGAAAGGTGAAACTTCACCATCTTTATATTTATACCTATAAGCAAATCTAGGTAATTTTGTTTCAAAAATATTTGGAATATTTATATCACTATTGATAGATTCAGAGTGATTTATTTTTATCGATGGAGCGCTTAAAGGTTTAGGTTTTATAACGGTAATGTGACGTTCTTCGATATCTATTGTTTGATTAACATATGACGTAGTCCCATCAGGCAATGTTACGGCTTTACAGCCAAAAATAATATCACCCTTTTCCCAAGGATCACTATTATCCAAAGATGGCCCAGCTCCTTGTAAGGCATAAAAATAATTTCCAGGTTGTCCAGCGGCGGGATCTGGATCGCTCCAAACTTCAATATTTTTTAACCCTAAATACTCGTTATCTCTATAATGTTTAACCGTGTGGTATTGACTTGCAACACCTGGGTTTACCGGTGGAACGCCTAGCACAGCTTCTAATTGCTTCTCCTCATACCAAACTCGATCACCTTGAGAAACAGCATTTGTAACGGGGCTAAAGTTTCCAAGTTGTGTAATAAGATTTATAGTCAACCCATTAAAACTACCTTTTTCAAAACTTAATTGCGTGTGTTGGTTTCCACTTATATCTGTGCCCGCTTTGCAGGTGTCTATGTTTATTTTTCTTGGATTATTAACGTTATCTGTCCAAAGTAATAAATTATCTATTATGTTTATACCAGTTATTATTTTGTTTGGAAACTTTAAAACGGCTTTAGGAGTGCCAACATGTTTATCCACAAAGACATACGCTTTCTTATCTATATCAATGTCATACTCTATTATACAATCTGCTTCGTAACTTGAAACAAACCAATATAGTTTATTTGTTTTATCATCTGCAATACTACCCACACAGGTAAAGCCATCTTCTAAATAAACTAAACCATGGTTTCCTAATATGTTTTTAACAACCCCAACGTTAGAACCTTCTGACGTGGATACCTCTATGTTTAAAGCATCTCTATACTCACCACTAGGTACTAATCTTTCGTCAAGATCTTTATTTATCCTTCCTTTAAGAAAATTATTTTTAATCTCCGGCATGTATTAGTGTTTTATTTGCTTAGATTTGCCTCTAAGTATTTGAGTTAATTCTTCTAGTTTTATATTAGATAATCTTAATTTAGCTTTTCTAACAGCTGCAAATTTGTCACGTTGAAAGGATCTAGCTACCCCCTGCCCGTACGATGATGTTGATAAAATAGCGTGAGCTATCCATTTATACATTGCATCTTCTGCAAACTTATGAACTTGCATTTCAGCATCAGTTCCAAGACTATCACTTATATAATCTAAGATCACAGTTTTTCCTGAAATATTAGAACTAAAATGAATTCTTCCCAACCTGTCATCTATATAAAAAGATCCATTTGCTTGAGCGTGTTGAGGATCAAGTCCATACCTCTTACCAGTCATGTGCCAATAGGTGTTGTCCTCATAGTCATCGTTGTTATTCTCTGATGGAGAATTGCCTTTATAACTATTCCAAGTTGATGAATTCCTTTCGTTACCAGCTTTAGGTATTAAACTAGTAGAATCTTCTGTTTGTGTTACAACTACATTATCTATAGAGTTTGCTAATACAGCTCCTGCTAATCTATTTCCTCTTGTATAAGTGTCACTACTAGGTAAAACTGCATTTAAAGTAGATATTATAACCGCGTATACAGTATCCTGACCACTAACATCTATATTTAATACTTCTTCATCACTAGTAGTTGATCCAACTGTAGTTGGGCCATTCCATTCAATATAACTATCTTCACCATCGTAAGTTGTAAGATTAAAAAGATCAGTTCCGAAATTTGGAGTAAGATTATTAGGGCTAACACCTGCTCCAGCATTGTTTACAATATTATTTGTTACACTTGACGGGACGTTACTGCTTAATCCAAATCTTAAAAGACCACGGTTTGGAGTTGTACTCACTACGTTGGTATGTGTGTGAGTAGTTGATACAGTGGGAGTAGCAGGATCATTATCATGGTCTATGTGATGAGTGTGATTAGTTGTTGCGTCAGCATCCATAATAACAGTGTCGGCAATACCCGTAGCCGATATATCTAAATAATCTACGCCACTAACATCTATTGCTTGCCAAGCAGCGTGAACAGAAACATTATTATAACCACCTCCACCATTTCTAGTATGAAATGAAGTTTTTAACGCGCCGTTATCAATAGCCATACCCCCTTTGTGAGCACTATTTAAAACAGTAGCTGGGGTTGCAATCGTCCAAGCTGGCGTAAGAGTTGTTGAAAAATCACTATTTTCTAATATACCAACATTAGATGTTACGAACGAAAAATCATAACTACCATCGTCATGTTGACTTATTTGAAATGGATTTGAAGTTTGACTGGTAGGATATAAAGGGTGTTTAATACCAGAAGAATCAGTCCAAGATAATTTAGTGTAATTCACATAATCATGAGGCAATGGCATTAATAATGTTGGTGGTAAATCTATTTGATAAGATTTTACAGATTTAAAAGTATCAAATGATAATTCTGCTAGAGCTCTCATGGCGTGAAAAGCTATATCAGCCCTTTTTATTTTTGGTATAATTTTGTTTTCTCCAACATAAGCAACTTCAAATTGAGTTATAATATCATCTAAAGAAACAAACTGATAATTACCAAAATCATTATTTTGATAGTATTCTTTATGTGTCTTGCCGTCTAGTAATCCCATTTATTTATTGTTTTTCTTGTTGTAAAGTTGTCATTTCTTGTTGTGCCGCTGCCCCGGTTAATTGTAAATCTTTTATAGATATACCAGCTAGTTGTAATATTTTTAAAACTAAATCGTTTTCTTCAGATGAATGTAATTCAAAATCATTATGATCAGCAGCGCTAGGATTATACAAAGCGTTTTTACTACCGCTTATTAAATAAGTCCAGTTAGGGCTTGATGGTTTTCTTATGTAATTAACAAGCACAGTATCACTTGAGGATGTGGTTGATTGAGGTGTTGGATATATTCTAATAGTGTTACTACCCATTGCAGAAGAATATTTTGAATACACCGGTCTTTTTTTTGTGTATATAGCAAGCGGAGAGCTTTCATATTTATCAATATCACTCAACTTTATTAATTCCGCTGTTTCATATTTACTGTTACTAGCGTACAAAACTCTAACATTACCTAACCTGTAAAAATCTCCAAGATCAATAAGGTTTACCTCTCCTTCGCTATTAAAACTAATACCCGCGCCACGAATTTCAAACATACTTATTTTTTCTTCAATATTAGAGACTAAGTCAGCATATTCTTGATCGTTACCAGGTACTCTTTGGCGTTGGCTTAAATCATAAAAATATTGCTCAAAAATATTCATTTGAGCGTGGTCAGCGAATAAGTTAAATTCTTGTGGCGTTATATAACCTCTTTGCTCTTTATTAGCTAATGCTAAAACTTTTTGATATACCTTGTCTACACTTATCGCCATAATTTATTTTTTGTTTGTATTTGCAATCGCCCCGTAGAGCGACTGCATCTACAGTTAGATTAATTTAATCTTTTTTCAATATTGGAGTAAATCTCCATTCCTTCATCAGTCTTAAACCAGTGTGCTAAAGCAGTATAAGGATGTTCGTCAAATGGTATAACCATTAGTTTTCTACCGTTACTGCCCCACAAAAAGCTTCTTTGATCAGAAGATAATCTTAATATTCCAGCCTCAACAGCTTTTATACCAAAATTTCTTAGCATTACATTTTCATCATCCGCTAATTCTAAGAACAATTTAGGATTGTTTCTAGCAAACACTAGTAAATCTCTTTTAAGTTCTTTAGAACTCAAGTTAGATACCTCAGAACCCTTCTCAACACGCATGATAGCTTCCGCCATATCTATATCAATGTTTCTAGCCGCAATTAATGCGTCAACTTGCATATCTAACATTTCAATTTCATCAGCAGCTTCTTTTGCTGGTTTATACTCTTCATATATATTGTCTCTATGAGGGTGGTATAAACTTAATAATTTTTGTAAAACTGTTTTTGACTTTTCTACAAATAAAGTTCCAGATCTAAAAACAATATGCTCTAGTCTCTGGTCGCCTTTCATTTCGTCAACAAAAGGAGTGTTTTGGTTTTGACAATATTTAAGTTCTCTTTCGTAACCTTTTTCTTCATCAAAATAATAAATACCAGCAGCTTTTACTGATCTAGAAAGCGGTTTTTTATTACCTTTTAAATAATAAACTCTATCTTTAACTTCCCACTCGTTAGATGGTTTTAATCTTTCCCTTGTTTTAGTTTTTTCAACAACAGGTGTTTCAACTTTCGGTTGCTCTACAACCGGTGGTGTTGGTACCACTTTTTTTGTTTCTTGTTTTTTTGCCATAATATAATATATAATAAAATTAATAAAAATAAAGGGACTGGGAAATTAATCCCAGTCTCTTTAAAATAATTGTGCTTAGTTCATTAACATGAAGTTGTTAGCACCTTGTGTAACTAAACATCTTTCAGAAAGCATGTGGATTTGCATTGCATCTAAAGCAGATGTAGCAGCACCAACAGAACCAGTAACCCAAGTTTTCATTTTTCTGTCATCAGTTTGAGAAGCTCTGTAACGCACGTGTAAAAATGGACGCTTTAAGTTTTTCCCTAACATCTGGTCGTAAACAGTAGATGTACCAGCTGGAACAATAACCCCTCTGATTGCAGCAGCAGCATTAGCAGCGTTGATACCACCTCTTGTTGCCAAGTCGTTTAAGTATCTAAAATCAGACTTGTAAAAATCGTAAGATCCACGTCTGAAACCAGAGAAACCTAAATTTAATGCCATATCTTCAGAGTTGTCAAATACTCCGTAAGAAGTACCACCAGCACCATAAGAATTCATTGAAGCTAACATATCATCCATTGCTAGAGACGTAGCTCTGTTTACAAACATCATATTTTCTTCAATAGCACCTTGCTTGTCAAACTCAGCTAGGATAGCGTCGAATTCAGCTAAATCAGTAGCAGCGTTAACACCAGTAACACCAGAAGTTAAGTTACCTCTATCTTCGATAGCAGCAAACAAACCTTCGGTACCAACTCCGTTAGTCCCATCAGCTCCATATAAAGCGTCATCAACTCCTGAAGCAGGGCTATCAGCTCTATTAATCTCACCTTCAAGCATCGCCATTTCTAAGTAATCATTGAAACGTGCTCTTGTGTCAGCCTCAGCTTTTAAGTACCACATGTATCCAGAAGCACCATCCTCAGAAGCAACTTCAACCCAACCAACTCTAGAAGCATCAGAACCTGAAACTTCGTAGTAATCTTTCATGATAATTGGTTTGTTAGAAAAAGTTTTAAAGTCTGGCTCGTTAGCACCCCTTGACTGTACAGTGCTGTCGTCAGCGTTGTTGTAACCAACACCTTTAGCGTACTCAGAACCATAAACTAATATAGTTGTAGCTAAGTTAGTTGTAAGTGCTGCAATCGCAACACCATCATAAGGAGCTACAGTAACGTCAGCGCCTGAAACCCCTGTAACTAAAGCTTTTACAGTTACGTTAGCGTTTGATACAATAACTGTATCGTTTAATCTAATACCGTGAGTTGTCATACCAGCTTCAACGATAGTTGCGCTAGAACCAAAGTTCCCGTCAATATCAGATTGAATAGTTATAACGTTCTCCGCGTCGATATCACCTTTGTAAGAAAGGTGTAATCTACCTTGCTCCGACCAAATAACCTGGTCAGCAGTCATAGATTCTTCAGCTCCAACTTGTGAAAGAAATCCTGAAATAGTTCTCGGTCCGAAAACTTCAGCTTCTTTTTCCATTAGATCTGGTACATATTGTTGTGCCCAACCACCAGAACCATTAAGGTCTAGATAGTTAGTTGATAGTGTTTGCTGTATTGGAGCTGGAACACTATTCAAATTATCTCCTGCAGTAATTGCCATAATTTATTTTTTTTAAATTGTTATTTGTTTTTGTTTTTAATTTTAAACTTAAAATCAGAAGAACTTTCACCTAAAACTTTTACTTTTATTCCACCTGCTTCTACAACGCCATGACTCTGCCTTGGTGTCATATCTACATTTTTAGATTTAGCAATGCTTTCTTTCATAGCATCTACCTTGCCTTGTTCATAAAAGTGTTTCGCAACAGCGTCGGCGTTCATAGCCGTGTGAAGAGCCTTGTGATATCCCTTAGCGTCTTTTAAAGCTGAATTTTTATCCAAAAACTTTTTGGTAAAATTGTTTATATTACTTTGGGTAACTTTAGTTTCTTCAACGTTGTTTACATTAAAACGATATTTTTTATCACCGACGTTATATTCAAAACCTTTGAACTTGTCGTTAAAAACTTCATTAGTTTTTTTAGTAAAAATATCACTATTAGTTTTAAATGCTTTTTGATTTACTTCTGCTTCTTTGTTGTATCTATTAAAAAAATCAATTGCTTTCTGCTGCTCATTAGTTAGCTTGCTTCCGGCTTTGATTTCGTTATAGTATCTAGACTTCTGTCCGTCTAGGTGGACTCTAGCGTTGGCAACTTGCTCTTTTAACGCTAATTTTTTTCTTCGTACATCTCTTTCTTCGTCTACTTCTTCGTCGTAAGAGAACGAGTCTTCCATAAGGAAGTTAATTTCTTCGTTGTTTAAGTGTGGTTTCGTTTGCTTGTAGTATTCATATAGTAAATTATTATCGTCTAGTTTACTATAATCTTGATTAAGCTTAACATAATCACCTAGATCTCCACCTGTTTCCTCCATAAAATTCATTAATTTCTGGATGTTTTCTGGTAGTGGAGCCCCAGTGGCTTGAGCTTCTTCCACTGCTTCTTCAACTTGTTCTTCTACCTTAGCAACTTCTTCTTCTGTAGAATCTTCAGTTATTTCTTCTAATGTTGGAGCTTCTTGTGTTTCTGCTTCCGGTTGTACTTCTTTTTGTTCTTGTGTGGACTCGGCATTTTCAGACTCTGCAACCACTCCGCTGTCGTCAGCGTTATCTTTTTTAGTTTCATTTTTTATTGGTGTTGGTGGTTTATCTAAGTTTACCTTTATAATGTTATCTTCTTGTTCGTTTTTTTTAACTTTTACTTTAGTAACATTTTCTTGTGTAGTTTTTTCAACTACTTGTTCATTTTTTTCTTCCATAATATAATATAATAATAATTAATAAATTCTAACTAGGCTCAAAGCTTCCTAAATCAAAACCGCCACCTAATGTATCATTACCTGATGACTCAAAGTTTTTAGGTGGTTTACCAGTTTGTTTTTGATCTATAAGTTCTGATTGTTGAGAGTTTTTTCTATCTGTTAAATTAGATTGATGTTTACCCCTCTTATCTACAAGTGTAGCTTGTTGTGCTGCTTGCATTTGTAATCTTTGATCTTTCTTACTTTCTTTTTGCATATTTGCTGTTGCTGCAGCCTGAACGTCCATTTGTTTTAACTGCATGTTCATTTCAAACTCCATTTGCATTAACTGTTTTTTAAGCTCTGCTTCTTGTTGCATTTTCTGCACATCCATTTGTCCTTGCATTTGAACTATCTGAGCTTTTTGTTGTGTTATAGCCTGGTTTTTTTCCATTTCTATTTGAGCCGCTTGTTGAGCAGCTTGTGCATTAGACTCTGATTGAGCCTGTATGTTTTCTAGTTCTCTAGCTCTATCAGCCTCTTGCTTCTTTTTCCTACGCATTTTAAGGACTTGATTAGCAAGTTTAATATTTTTTATTTCTCTAAGTTCAATTGCATCTTCTAGCTCAATACCACCCTGCTGTAGAGCCATTTGTATATTGTTTTCTAAAGCAGCTCTTTCTTCTTCATCTGGCTGTAAGTTTAAGAATATTCCAAAATCATATAAGTGTAGCTCTCCCATTTCCTTTAATGTAGCAACATTATGAGCGCCGATGGCTTGTATAAAAGCATCTCTAGTTGGAGAGTACTCTATAATATCAGAAACTCTAAGCGATAAACACTCGGCAACTTCAGCAGTTAAAAACAACCCAGCCTGCAATATATGTCTTGTTGCTGTATTAGAGTTTGCTGCTGCTAATTTTTGAACACCTACCAACGAGTTCACGTCCGGTGTTGAGGCATCTCTAGCCTCGTTAAGACCGGTTACATCTCTTATCATTTGCAAGTAGTAATTGTAGTTACCTATAAGAGCTTGCATTTTTCCACCACCACTACCGCTACCAATTTCTTGAATAGGTACTTTGCCTGGGTTCATATCGCCTTCAGAAGTAAATGATCTACCTATAACACTACCAGTTTGAAAGAACATGTTTAAAGCTTCTTGAGGATTATAATTAGTTCCATTGCCTAAATCAACCTCTGCTAATCCATCAGCATCAAGATAAACACCGTCTGGAATTAACCTTGACATTACCTGTTGCAACTTTAAATGAGTTAATTGTATCATGTCCGCAAAACCAGTTATACGTTTTACTAGTGAGTCAATTTTACCGTTGTAAATTCTTGGAGCCACAATAGCATAATTCATTTTTACTTTCGTGTAATTACTTTTTGGGCGCATCATGTTTTTAGCCATCTCCCATTTAAGTAATCTATTAGTACCAAGAATCATCGCTCCTTCGTAAAGACATTCTATAGATCTTAGCATTCTACTAAAATCTCCTTCCATTCCCCCTGGTGGATTAAAAGAATCGTCTTTAGGTATTATTTTCTCACCTCCAGTTGCTGTTTCTTTATTTTTGTAAACTTCATTCATATAAGTTTTATAGTTAAAATATAAAACTTGAATAGTGTTAGTATCTTCCTTGTTGTAGTTGTGAGTTGAATTGTAGTTAGATCTATTGTAAGATTTATTTTTCATTATATCTTCAAGATCACTTTCTGTCAAGTGAGGAAATTGTTTTGCTAATTCGTTTACAGGAATTGTTTTAACCTCACCTACGTAATAAACGTCTTCAAAATAAGGAGAGTCCGTGTGTGAATACACCAAGTTTGCTGGATCAACGTAATCTATAGTAACCCCTTCAGACGTGTTAAAGTTTGTTTTAACAGCGCCAATGCCCAGCACTGTTAAGTCGTAATAAAATCTTTTCTTTATTAATTCGTAATTATTACCTTCAAATAAAGTTGTTAATGCTTGTTCTTCTGCTATTTCTACAGCCTGCTTGTAATTTAGCTGCATGTGGATTTGCAATTCTTCAGATGATTCTGGTAATGTTTTCTCGTTACTTCTTCTTGTGTTTACACCAAAAGCTTCTTGCGTAAAAGCATTAAAACTTTCGTTTTCCATATCGTTAAGTATACTTTCCATATACTCAGTTCTTTTCTCCACGCCGTTAGGATCTTGAGAAAAAGCTTTTATATCATAAGTTCTTTCAGCCATGCCATTTACAACAATATCTACAAACTTAGATATAATTGGAATAGGCTTCCAGTCTAAATTTAAATAGGACAAATCACCATTTATAGATAATTCATCCTTATATTTTTGTACTGACTGTTCGCCTCTAGCGTACAGCCTTAAATTATGAAAATCATTATGGTTAGACTTATATTTATTAATACTTCTATCATTATTAAACCACTCTGTTTCTATTGCTTTGCCAACCTTCAAACCATAATCATAGCTAAGCTTTTCAGCATCGCTTACTGTTTGACTCGGGAAATAACTTTTAATGCCAGACTCTGCCATATTTATTATTTGATTATTCGTGAATTAGTTCCAGTATTACTATACTTGGAAATGTTTATATTTAGTTTAGGCTTTTCAACCTTAGCATTTGGCGCGTATAAATGTCTGTTGTTAGCCATAATAGCTAAACCAGAACTTATAGACGCGTCAAACTTTGTTCTTTTGTTTATATCAAACCTACTCCAATCGTTTAATAGATCGTTAAAGTATAGATCCCCAAATGTTCCATCTTGTCTTAAGCCTACGTGATCTTGTATGTACATTTCAATTGCAGCTGCGTGGGCTTGTTTTATATCTTCACTTGAGTTAGGTATACCGCCTACTTCTTTTTCTGCTACAGATAGTTTATTCCAAACTTTATCAGGACGATTCATACTGAAACCTCTATAACCTCTACGTCTTAAATAATATAAAAGTCTAGGTTTGTTATTCTCTGCAAGTATAGGCATACCGTAGAATACTAACGCCATTAGAACATCCTCAAAGAATATTTCGGCTGTCGGTGGTCTTGATAAGTATTCTAAAAAGAAAGTATTTGCAGGAGCATCTTCCATACTAAACCTAGTTAAACCATGCAATGCTCCTTTAGAACCTTCTCCATCTACAGTCCCTGATATATCGTAAGAGTCACAACCAAACGCTCCCATGTGTTCGTTACCAGGGTATTTAACACCATTTTTAAGTACCACTCTGTTCTGTAATTGCTGAGGTGGAACCCAGCTAGTTTTAAATCTACCCTTTGGATCTGGATAAAATATTACTTGTGAATCTTTAATACCACTAACCCACTGAAAGTTACCAGTTGTAACGCCTAATGTTCTAGACATCTCTTCGTTGTAGTCTATTTGCTCGTATATTTTTATAAGGTTAAATATACTATTTTTAGTTTCGTCTCTAAACGCATGTTCTGTGGTTCTTGGAAACTGACGGTAAAACTCATTTAAAGCGTCTTGATCGTCTTTTAAACCATCAGCTTCATTTTGCCAATTATCTATTACACCTATATCTATTAGTTCACCGTCTGGGGCAAACACATCTGCGTCAGGAGTAGTGAATACTGGAACTCCGTACTCGTCAATAAATCCTTCGTAGTTCCATTCCATTGGGATAAACAAAGAGTATAAACCAGATTTCGTCTGACCGTTTCTATTTCGCTTAGTGAC